GCCGATCAGCTTGGCCTGCAGCGTTACCGGCACACCAGCCGCAAGCGATGCGTGCACTTTGTTTGCGGTCGCTTGTGCTTGTGCTATCTGTTGCTGAATAACCGGAAGCGCGTCCAGCACTGATAGGCGAGTGGCGATCACGTCAATGGCTTGTGCCAGTGTGTCCAACCGTACCAATACATCAGTTGTTGTCGGGCCTACTGGCATCGGCACTGGTGGTAATGACCACGGCGCCGTTGGCGTTTCAATTGGACGCGGGTCTACCGGGGCCACGAACACGCGATCTGCCGACTGTGGCGGCCCGACCGGTGACCACTGCGGCTGAGACTCCGCGCCCGCTGCTGTCAGAATGTCTACCAACTCATTACTTGGCAGGTGGTGCAAGATGTCATGCGCGATGCGCGTCCCATTCGGGAGCGTCCCATACGTGCCGCTTGACTTCGCAGACAGCCCAAAGCCCTGCGCTCGGTGCCGCCACGCCACGGCATTACAGAGCCGTGCACACTCGTCGTGACTCATCGTTGCGCCAAATCGCGCTCGTTCCTCACGAATGGTCTGAAGCAGATTTTCCATACGTCGTCCTCAGCCCAATGCGGGCCGTAATCTCGCCAGTCGTCTTTGAAGCCGTCACCACCAATGCCCCCGGTAACCACTCCTCGCGAGTTGCATGCCGAATGGGAATCTCCAGCCTGACGGTATCGGCATCGTGCAGCGCATCAAAAAACTCGCGCCGAATTGCGGCCCCCGGTTGCCGATCAGACACGACGCCCTGCCTTGACGGGCCACGCACCCGTGCGGAGCGCATCGACCAGCCGATTGCCACGACGCATGCCCACCTGCCCATACCATCGGCTGTTTCGCAGTTCCTGTGCGGCGCGGGGCCAGTCTTGCACGGTAATCGCCGCCAGCATCTTGACGAACTTTCGTAGTTTCGTCAGGCCCAGATTAAACGCCAGCTCCACCATGACTTCCTGCCGCACCGGGTCAAGCGTCGCAAACCATGGAAACGTAGACGCATCGTGAATCGCATCTGCCATGTCCTCACGCAACTGCGCTTCGGCTTGCGCCTTCGTCCAGGTCAGGCTCTGCACTTCATGCTCCATCTGATTCCGCAGCGCATGCCCATAGCCAATCGTCCACACGCCCACCGTGTCCAGATACGGCACCAGCGACAGCCCTTCTGCCAGCTTCAAGTGCTGCTGAAGCCGCGTTAGATTCACTTCCGCTCCTCTAACACCCGGTCGATACGATCACGCAGATACCGAATATCTGCCATGATTTGCCCGATCTTATTGTCCTGCTCCGATTCAATGCGAGCCAGGTCGCGCTCTGCCGCCAGCACTTTGCCCTCGATGCGTACTAACCAGGCAATGGCAGTCACCGCCGCCAATCCCAGCATGATCGTGGATTGCACGTCCCACATAGCAGCATCCGTTATTCTGTTGCGGGCGACGTCGCTACCGCCACCTCAACTGTCTGCGTGTCGTCATGCATGATGTAGTGCTGCATCGGGTCAAGTCCTGCTTCACGAATCACGCCATCAAAGATGGCCTGTGCCTGTGTCGCAAGGGCTTGCAGCTTCATCATGGCATTCTGATGCTGCACCACGGCGGCTTTGAGCTTCCAATAGGCGTCTTGCGTCATGACTGGCTCGGCGGTGTGGGCCACACGGGGCTGCTCGGGTCTACGACCGTTTGCGGCAGGTCGCGCAACGCTCGACGATAGGCGATCCATGCGGCCTTGTCTGCGCCGCTCATCTGGACGTCTGACATCTGTGTCCAATCAGAGTCACGGAGCCGCTGGTTACGCTCCACGCGCAATCCCATCAGATTGGCCTCGCGCTGCCACTGCTGCGTCGATCGGCTATCAATAATCGGCTGTGCATCTGCTTGAAGCGCCTCTGGCTGCACGTGCCAGGTGCTGCGATCGTTGCGCTTTCCGATTGAGACGCCGACGACCGCCACGCCCGCGTCACGCAGGGCGCGTTCCAGGACGGCGGCGGGTGAAGATGCTGCTGTGTGCATACTTATGATCTCCAGAAGGCCGTGATGCCAGACTGCCAATAAATGCTGCCACCCGCATCGCCGTACCACGTTGTGGTGCCAGTGGCCTGACTAATTTCCAGCCACGCATAGTAGTGATAGCCCACGGCGGGGGTTTTTGTGAGAAAGGCCATCATCGGTGTATACGAGCTTGTGGCCCCATATTGCACCGGAATACGGTTGTGGTCGCTCGACACTGTGGTCGTCGAATCCTCACCAATGAAGACGCCGAGTGCTACACCGGTGTTGGTGTTCGTGGCGCCAGCAATGAGGGTGACGCTGATCTGATCTTCGGGAAATCCATTCATGATTTCCAATTGATTCAGCGAGCTGGCGTTGGCCTGTCGTGCGGTCGCGGTCGTATACGTCCACGAGTCTGTGGTTTCCTGCCGCCGCATGGCCCGCAACACCCGGTTGTAGTAATTGAACACGTAGCGTTTGGTCAGCGTGTCGTCGGTCTGCCCGCCAGTCGCGTTGATGTAAACCGTGCCAAGATAGCGCCGCGTCGTGGCGCCGCTCTTCACGAGTACACCGTCCTGCAACACTAGCGCCGTGGCCCGCGCTGTGCCACTCGTCCAGACGAGTGTTTCGATGGTGACTGTGCCCGCGTTGTCGTAGGCGAAAATGTCGTAGGGTTTCGAGGCGGTCAGCCCTACCAGCGAGATGGTGATTTCACTGAAGGTGCGGACGTTCCACGTCGCGGAGCCATCGTAGAGGGCAATACGATTGCCGCTGTACGGGGTGTAATAGACCGAGGTCTTGGCGCTCTGGTCAGTCGTCGAGACCGGCACACCGCTTTCCAGTGTAAGTCGGCCTTCGGCGATGTTGAGAGGACTGGTGGAGGCGACCGTCGTCCAGGAGGGCGCCGCGCTGCTGCCGCCACTGGTCAGCACCTGCCCAGACGTGCCAGCCGCACCTGCCACCAGCAGTTGTCCTGCCGCGCCAAAACGGAAGCGTTCACTGCCACCGGTACTAAACGCAATCAGGTCAGCCCCAGGCGACCAAATACCGGTATTGGCATCGCCGGTAAACGTCAACGATGGTGCACCAACCGCTCCGGCTGCTGCCGTGAGGATGCCGGTGATCGTGACAGCTCCACCAAACGTAAACGTGCTATATGTGCCAGACCCTGCAAAGAGTTCATCGATTTTGTCGTATACGCTGCTATTCACGGTTGCAGCCGACCACAGCGTCACATTATCGACGAGGGTCGCACGGGTAATGACTGAAGCTGGCATAGGTATCCTGTTCTGTCGGCAGTTATGCCGTCCACACCGGAATCCATCCGGTTACGCCGTTAATATTGATCGCCCACCAGTTCGTCGGATTACCCGCCTTAGGGCTGTTGGTCATCGTTGCCGTGGATGCCCCGCTCGTATAGGTCACACTGTCGAGCGTCAGACTCGCGGCTCGCAGGTTCCCGACCACTCGCACACCACCACCAAACTCCACAGTGGTATAGCCAGCGCCACCAGCAAACAACTGATCAATTTTGTCGTACACGCTGCTGTTGATCTGGCTGCTATTCCAGACCGTCGTGCCGTCTATAAACGCGCTGCGCGAGATAGTGGTTGCCATATAGACCTACGTCCTCACAATGCGTGTCTGTCCAAGCGCACGAATCACGCCCTGATCACGCAATTCCGTACCCAACGTGACGCGGCGCAGGAAGTGGATATTTGACCCCGACGCCGCACCATCCACCGTCATTTCCACCTGCTGCACCCGGTAATTATCCACAATACTTGTCGGGGTTGTCATATTCACCGCGACCACCTGCCCCGGCACCATATACGGTGCCAGACTACTGTGAAATTGGTCTTGGCTCTCAAACACAATCTGGTCTTGCCCGTAGGCTTTAAGCGCCAAAAACTGCTCTGCAATACCATTGGCTTCTGGCGCAGTCAATCGTGCATCCTGATAAAAGAACGTTGCCGTGCCAGATGCCTGATCAAGCAGCGTTTTCGTGCCAAGCGTAAAGCCTAGATACGTGATATCGACACTTAACGCTGCCGATAGTGCCGCCGCTGCCGTCGAGTTCACCGTTGTCTTTAAGTAGTCCACGGTTTCATTGGCGGCAAGTGTGCGCGGCAGCGTCACATTGGTGAGATTGCCAGGGCCAGTGATCGTCGCAAAATTACTTTCATTGCCCAGGAACTGTGCCCCAATACGGAATCCCAGATACGCATTGGACAGATTGACTGGACTTCCTGCGGAGGTCAGTACCTGCCGACCGGCATAATCAATTTTATCCGTCCCAACCAGCACCGTGCCACTCTGGTCATAAAACCGTACATCGGTAACCGGAATGACCGTCAAAGAGGTCGCGCAAATCGAGGAGACTTGCGAACCACCTCCGCGCACCGTTACCTGCGTTGCCACATCCGTATAGTCTAGCGACCGTTCAAACGCGCCAAAGTTTAGGCTCGTATCGGTCATCGTCAAACTATTTGCCGCCAGATGCGTCGGCAACTGGAAGATGTTGACCTGCTTTTCTGGGCCAATCGTGAGATACGCATCCGAGGCATCAGCTAGTCGCTGCAATGCGCCCAGTGGCGTCTCTTCGGCAAACTCCAAGCGAGTAACATTTCCAAGCGATGACGGAATAAATCCGGTGACAAACCCGCCATTCGTAAACGATTGGCAAATCTGCGCGGCAACCGCGTTGACACCCTGATCCACAAACGTAGCTGTCACCCGTTCGTAACGGTCAATCAACCAGGTATAGTCTTGCGCCCGAATCACATACGATGCCCGGTCAGCCGCTCGCGCCTGATTCAATGTGGCGGTCAGAATATTGCCAGCAAAATAGACCGTTCCAGAGCCATTAAATGCGGTGACACGGATTTCTTGCCCACGCACAGGCACAAAGCCAACACAGCGCCCAGACAATGTGGAGGGCTGGCCTAAGACTTGCCGAATGGACAGCTCACTGATGACAAACTGCTTGGTGCGGTCTACGCCATTGATCTGGATGCTGAATGACGGTGTAATGTCATTCAAGACCAGACTGCCGACTGTGGCTGACCCAACCACCGCCCCCATTTACGC